GGGCTGTCTTGGTTGACCAGCAAGATAATCTTGTCCCACCTCGGAGTAAACTAGTTTGCCTATTGCAGGAAGGATTAGAACACGATCATTATCGCAGGAGGCGGGCCACCGAGATTGGTATTTCGGTGGAGTTCCTCCCCCTGTCTTTATAGATGGTGATTCTAGCCCTGATGCTTTGGTGGAGAGATGTGAAGACAATGTTGGATACTGGGATCAAGATAACGGCTTTTTGCTCACTCGGGCTACTTATCGCTCGGGTCGCATCAACTGTATCTTCCCCGCTGGGTTTTATGATTTGCACTATAACAACGTGCCTATCAGTCACCCTCATTTCCAGCATGCTTATATCGCTCCATCCCCAAATCCAGACCTTGATATTACCGCAGCGATGGCGTTTACGAACCCTTCGAAACCGAATGTTTCGTTACCCACGTTTATTGGTGAGCTCAGGGATCTCCCAGATATGCTACGACATGAGTCGGAGTCTCTCCTCAGAAAATACAAGGGAAGGAATACTCGCAAACGCGATATTTCTCCTCTTGAATGGACTTTTGGTTGGGCTCCTCTCCTTCGTGACGTATCAAAGTTGCTTAGAGTCCAGGAACTCGCCTCTCGGCGATTTTCCGAACTTAAGACTTTACGCGACAGAGGTTGGATTGGAAGGCGTTTTGGTGTCAGATCCATTAGTACTACGGAGATAACCCCCGATCAGTACTTCTGGTTCTCATGGGGCCACGTTATAGGGGATGTCATTCTGACAACAACCTATAAAGAGTGGTACTCAATAAGGTGGCAAGCCACTTTTGGTGGCGACCTACCTCAAAACGACAAAGAACTTATGGATAAAGCAAAATCCGTGGTTCTTGGTATGGAGGTTCGAGATCCTGCGACGTCTTTGCAGACGTTTCATAATCTTGTTCCTTGGACCTGGCTTGCCAACTGGTTTGCTAATACCGATGATTTCATCGGTGCTAACTTAAACTCAGTTGGTGCCTATGCCGTTAGCGGCTGTCATATGGAGAAGCGAGATACTCAGTATTCGATGATTATCACCGATACCGACTTCTCACCTCCTCCATCACTGTCAACCGGACACCTTTTAGATCTCAGTAGATTACCTATTGCGATCGTATCTAGTTTACAGGCTCGAGCTCCCATTCTTACGGGAGAACAAGTGTCGATTCTTGGCTCTATAGGCTTGGGCCGAGGCTCAGGCAAATAGATGTCAGGAATAGTCTCATGGCTTTTGGTTCAACTTTGACCCTTGTCTTTAATGGTGTTAACACCGTTCTAAACAGGATCAACCAAGGCTCTTACGGTAGCGAGTACTTGCTTACGGGTACTCTCGGTGAGTGGCGCGTGAAAATTCGCCACTCCAAAGAGGCTCCGTCAGCATTGTCCGTACGGGGATTCGACCGCCATAATTTGGAGGTCACCTATACGATTTTCGCTACGGCAACAGTCCCTCAGCGTGTCAAACAGGCATATGTCGTCTTTCGTAACGACTATGATGATGACAAAGCTGTATCAGGCTATGTTGATGCTGCGCTCATCGATTTTATGGATGTCGCTGGCACCATCACCGATATGGTGAACTGGCTTAACTAGCTAGTTCTATACCATCTCGTGTTGCCCCTGGTTGAACTACTAGCCCTCGGGACATGACCATCTGAGGAGATGAACATGTCTAAAGGCCGAGTAGAGACTTTTCTAGGACTCTACGGCGCAATCTTTCATGATTATGCCGTAAACTACCCAGACGACCACCTCGAGATTAGGCGGGATTTATCTCATCTGATCTCCCTTAGTCAGACAAAGGGGATCGCACTATTTACGATCCTCCTCCCGAAGTTAGGCAAGATCCTTGATCTCGCTCTCTCTTCAGGTCGCCTTAGTTTCAGTGGTGAGCCCTTGTCAAGGTCTCGTCACCCAAACTCCATGGTCCCCAGACTATTCTGGGGGTTATGGTCGCGATTGTTTGATGATGGTGGATGCTTGAAGTACGATATCGATCCCACTGTGGTCTTCTTCCTACGGGAGTTACTCCTCGTTGGTAAGAAGTTCAAAGCGGATCCAGATCCTTCCTTGCCTCGCGGCGAGAAAGATTATGGATGCTCTCCCAAATTCCTCTATGAGGAAACAAAGGAGTATCATGCGGTCGATTCTGCGCTACCTGTTCCTAGCCCACGATGGGATAGTGACGGGTATTTTGCTGATGATATGGGTGTTGACCATCTTAATGATCTTCATCCTAATCACTCAGCTCAAGGTGAACTGTTCGAAAGAACCGTTCATTCCGACGCAAACGTGCTTGATGTGGTTCAGCGAGTAGCTGACCTCATCTCCTCCTCATACGGGGTTTTTAATCCCGAACTTTGGAGATTCAAGCATGGACCTGGCGCTGTATCTGATTCCAAGACTGGAAGCTTTAAGTATAAGTTTCCTTCTTGGAGCAGTAGGCTCCAGGGTGTGTTTCCATATGATATGTATGGCTTATCTAGTCATACAGCATATGGGGACCAGGACTGGTATCCTTCGGAGGCCGAATGGCCCTCGAAGCATATTGCTGTTCCAAAGACGCATTCTGGGCCTAGGCTTATTGCCTCGGAACCAACATGCCATCAATGGACTCAACAATGTGTGAGGGATTTCCTCTACACCAGAACTTCTCACAAAGATCATCCTCTTCATGGTACTATTGATTTCCATGACCAGGAACCATCTCGTGTGAGGGCCCTTGAAGGCTCTAGGACGGGTCTCTATGCGACAATTGACTTGAAGTCAGCGTCGGATAGAGTATCGACTTGGCTCGTTGAGCGTATGTTTCGCAGGAATTCTTCCCTGCTATCAGCGCTAATCGCTACCAGGTCGCGATACCTTTCTAACCCTATTGACAAGAAGCTCCCTAGCCTTATAAAGCTTAGGAAGTTCTCTTCTCAAGGCTCAGCGCTTACCTTCCCCGTTCAATCTATAATCTTTGCTGCTATATGTATCGGCTGCGGTCTCCACCTTCGTGGAGTCCGTATCCCTACATTTCGCAACGTCGACCAGATTGCACGGCAGGTCCGCGTGTTCGGTGACGATCTTATTGTCCCGAGCAATTGGGTACCGCTGGTGGTCGAGACACTTCATAGTCTCTTCCTAAAAGTGAACGTCTCCAAAACTCACTCGAAAGGAAACTTTCGTGAGAGTTGTGGAATGGATGCGTATCGAGGTTACGATGTAACCCCTGCATACATTCGTTCATTTTACCAGGAGTCCGCCCCCAGTGCGACAGCCAGTTTGGTTGTTGTGTCCAATAACTTCTTTAAGAAGGGATTGTGGCACACAGCTAACTGGATCCGTTCGACACTTCCCAAGTATTTCAGTGATGAAATACCTGTGGTGAGCAGTCGGTCTGGGGTCCCAGGATGGATCTCATTCGTGGGTGCGCAAGTTAAGACGAGAAATCGCTTTAACCCTAACACTCATGTATGGGAAACGCTATGTATGACACTTAAAGTCAAGAACAAGCGGGTCCATCAAGGGGGCTTACCATCTTTGCTTCAGTATTTTACCGAAGCACCATCTCCCCTAATAGAATGGGCGAGTGGTTTGGATAGTAAGTCCTCGCCGGTTTACCGGCGGGGTTG